CTCATTCTGATGTTTCTGAATTTGGCCGTATGGCTCAATTGCTGTTTGGTGATCTTTTCTCCCAACTAGATCGCAAGATCTGGGAGGGCGATATAGTTCCCAAACACGGTCCTGGTAATGTGGCCGATAAACTTACCAGCAATGGCAAGTACCGGACACGCTACTGGACCGACCGTCTCGAGTCAGTCTTCCATGTGGGAGACTTTCTCTATCCAAATGCTCGGTTTGTATCCGAGTACGAGGAAGACGGTGTCCGATTCCTAGAACCCGGCGCTGAGATGCCCTCTCGGGTTGTCTCAGTACCTAAGACGCAGAAGACACCTCGGATCATCGCCATCGAGCCCTCTACTGTACAGTATGTACAGCAGGGGATACTTGAGGCGTTGAACGAGACCATTCATTCAAGTTACTTGAATGATTTTATCGGAACTAAGGACCAAACGCCTAACCAACGTCTGGCCAAAGAAGGTTCTCTTAACGGAGACCTTGCAACACTCGATTTGAGTGAGGCTTCTGATAGAGTGTCTTCTAAGCTCGTTCGTGCCCTTATGGCTCGGCATCCTCTTTCATCAGAGGCTGTCTTTGCCTGTAGGTCTGAACGGGCTTCTGTTCCTGGAGAGGGAGTTATATCTCTCTCCAAGTTCGCGTCTATGGGTTCTGCTCTCTGCTTTCCTTTCGAGGCGATGGTGTTTTTTACCATTATCCTCTTGGGGATTGAGAGAGAGCTAGGACACCAGTTCACCAAGAAGTCGGATGTATATCCTTTTCTTGGTAAGGTGCGCGTCTATGGAGACGACTTGATTGTCCCCATAGATTATGTGCATACAGTCGTCGATCTACTCGAGCACTTTGGTGCAAGAGTGGGTCGTAGCAAGAGCTTCTGGAACGGTTCGTTCCGGGAGTCTTGTGGGAAAGAGTACTATGACGGCCATGACGTTTCCATTGTCAAGGTCCGTCGAGTATTTCCTTCACGGCTGCAGCAAGTGGCCGAGGTGGAGTCACTCGTTTCTCTCCGTAACCAAATGTATCAATTTGGAAACTGGAGGGTCGCGAAATGGCTAGATGACAAGTGTAGGAAAGTTTTGAACTACTTTCCGAACACGGAGTCTACCTCCTCGGCGTTAGGGCGTTTCTCCTTTCTCGGGTATTGTTCTGAGAAGGAAGACGAACACCTACACAGGCCTTTGGTTAAGGCACATGTGGTGACATCTCGTTCTCCTCGAGATCCTCTCGAGGGTTCAGGTGCCCTGCTCAAGTTCTTCCTCAAGCGTGGCGTAGAACCCACGTTTGATGTGGAGCACTTGGAACGCGCTGGGCGTCCTCGTACCGCCTACATCAAAACGAGGTGGGTAACCCCTTATTAATAGGGGATCCCTGGACTGGAGGCTTATAGCCTCCAGGGCCGTAATAGGCCCTGGGAGATCTTGTTGCTTCTAGATCTCTG